GAGTTTCACGAAAGATTAACAAAAGAGCATGGACAAGTAGTATTTGTAGCTATGTCTATACCAGACTACGAATTAATGTCCTACAACATGCAAGAATTAAAGAGATATATTACTGAACTCAAGGAAGTAGTAGTATACTATGAGAAAGTAACAGACCCTGAAGCTCTCAATGTGGAATAAATTAATACAATTTTTCAAAGACTGGCACTACTTTAGAGTAATGAATAAAGGTGCAAAGTTTTTTGACAAGAATCCAGTAGTTCAAGGACGATTTGAAGAAATAGAAGATTGGCTTGAATATTTGGAAGATAGAGTAGCAGACTTAGAAAATGAATGATTTTTTATGGATGCTAAAGCCTATATCAGAAAGAAGATGGAAAATTAGAGAGAAAGCAATTCTCATAGACGCAAAAAGAGCAGGGGTCAAAAATGTTTACAGAACTAAGAGAGCTACTACAGAAAGACGTAGTAGATATAACTTTTATATCGGACAATTCACATAAAGAGTACACAATACCATGTACCCTTATGGAGTCACTCACAAGTAGTAGAGTGAACCAACAAATCAATGACACCATAGTGTGTTATCGACTAGATGAGAAAAAATGGGAGGACATTAGGTTGAATTCTATAGTATCTTATCGAGGAAGTCCCTAATTTTAGGGCAAGGCTTCTTATGAAGCGGAGAATACTATGATAATGGAAATAGTAAGCACAGTTACTCTTATAGTAACAATTGCTAGTTTAATTGCGGCGTCAACACCGACACCAAAGGATGATGCTATGATTGGNAANCTNTATAAGTTTNTAGATTTATTAGCNTTAAACATTGGAAAAGCAAAGGAAAAGCAAGGTGGCTGAAGAAGTCAATAATAGCTATCATCCCGCTGATACCAATGGTGACGGAGTAGTAACAGAGGAAGAACGTGCAATGTATTTAGAGTTCAAAAGAAAAGAACTCGAAGATGCAGATGCAATGCGTGATGCTCAAAGAAATATGACTTGGTTTGCTTTAGGTGGACTATTATTATATCCTTTTGCAGTTGTTGTTGCATCTTTGGTTGGATTAGACCAAGCACAGGAAACTCTAGGAGATATGGCTCCTACCTACTTTGTGGCAGTTGCTGGTATTGTTGCGGCATTTTTTGGTGCTCAGGCAATGGGCAAAAAATAAAAGAAACCTAAGTAACGAAAAAATAGTTCTTGACATATGTTCATAATTTTAGTATAATATACATATGAAAATAAAACAAGAACAAATAAATAATTTTGATGTGCAAACTAAAGTTACTATGGTAACTGGTTGGATGTCAAAACGTGGGAATAAAAGACCAGTACAAGCTGAGCTTTTTGGCTCTTGCGAACATTGTGGAGAATCATTTACAAGTGAGAACGAAGAATGTCCTAACTATAAGTGTTGGATAGCATAATGAATTTATTTTACTTAGATGAAGATTTAGACAAAGCAGCCCAGTATCATGTTGACAAGCATATTGTCAAGATGCCACTTGAGGCTGCCCAAATCTTATGCACTACTATATGGATAGACGAATTACTAGGGTTCGTTCCTCGAGCTCTTAACGCAGAAGAAAGAGAAGTGATGAACAAGGCAAAAGCCGAGATTAAGCATTTACCTCTTGAGGAACGTCCCTACCCCTACCTACCAATGATGTACAATCATCCTTGCACTATCTGGGCAAGAGAGTCATTGGATAACCATGAATGGGTTCATTGTTATGCTAACGCATTGAATGATGAATACCATTATCGTTATGGAAAATTACACAAATCAGTAGAACAAGTAGTAAATAAACTACCAGACCCAAAGAACNTACCTCGTGTTGGGTTTACCAAATTCGGCATAGCTATGCCTGAAGAACTACGAGACTATGATAATCCTATACAAAGTTATAGAGACTATTATCATTTAGATAAAGCAACATTTGCAGTATGGTCGCATCGTGAGAAGCCTGATTGGTGGAACGAAGATTATGCTGATTACGAAAAAAGGATAACGAGATGATTGAGATTTATGGAAAAGATAACTGCCCTTATTGCGATATGGCGAAAGGTTTAGCAGAGAGAAAAGGCTTTGAAGTAGTATATAAACAATTAGATATAGACTATGGATTCTCAGAAATGAGAGAAAAATTTCCTGGTGCAAGAACATTTCCTCAGATAATAAAAGATGGGGAATATATAGGTGGTTACACCGCACTGGAGGAGTTAATTGGTTAAGTATAAATTCAATGAAGATATAGTATTAGCAAATATAAAAGAGTATATTGATAAGACTTATAAGCAACACTATGGAACAAGTAAGATTCAGACAACAGAATTTGTGTTTGATGCAGGACATGGAGAAGGATTTTGTATAGGTAATATAATTAAATACGCACAGCGCTATGGTAAGAAGTATGGAAACAACCCAGACGACTTACTAAAGATAATTCATTACACTATATTTTTATTAGGAGAACACGAAGAAGAAAAATATACTTCAGAGTACAATAACGGCAACAATGGATAAAGAAATAGTATTAATATTTATNTTATTAATGNTAAAGCATACTATTGCTGATTATCTTATGCAGAAGCCTTGGAAAGATAAAGGAACATACGGTGCGCGTGGCGGTTTAGTCCACGCTTCTCACCATATAGCAGGAACTTTTGCAGTATTAATATTATTTAGTGGTTGGTTTACAGCACTATACTTGGCAGTGTTAGATGGATATTTACACTACCATATTGACTATGTTAAAAATAATATTAAAAGAATTTTTAAACTAAACAACACACATACACTATACTGGGGATTACATGGATTAGACCAATATCTCCATGTTTTGACCTACATACTTATAATATGGATAATTTATGGCAATTAAGACAAGAAAACACGAGAATTTAACAGATACAAACATACAGCATGTGATAGAGTTATTGAACGATGAAAAGCCTATTACTAAAAAAGAAGCCTGTAGCATATTAAATATAAGTTATAATACTACAAGGCTCAATAAAATTATTGAAGACCATTTAGACACTATGGCTTATAGAGAAAGACGCAAGTCCCAAAACAAAGGGAAGGGTGCAACAGAAATGGAAATTAAACAAGTAGTAAATTTCTACTTGGATGGAGCAAATGTATCTGATATAGCCAAAGGGTTATATAGGTCACCTGCTTTCATCAAAGCCATAATTGATAGAGTAGGTATTCCACAGAAACTTGCTCAGACCGATTATGAAGGACGCAGAAACGCAATGCTACCAGAACAATGTGTAGCAGATGAGTTTAGAGTCGGAGAAAAAGTATGGGCAGTTCGGCAGAACTACCCAGCACTTGTTGAAAAGGAGTTAAGACCTGAAGGAGCTGAAGAAAGAGGATATCGACTATATCTATGCTACACTATAGAATGTGGGCAAGAAGATTTGAAAGGTAGTTATTTTCCTAACTTAAGTTTTGCAGGAAAATATTATCCTTTGGCTACCTATGAAATGGGTAAACTACAGCATCTGCAAAAGTATTTATAAGGAGAAGGAAAATGGAATTATGGCAGATTTTTGCTGCAGTATACTTGTCGGGTACGCTTGCTGCAATGTATAGTATATGGTGGCCGTCTTTTAATATAATAAAAAGTATTGCCCCCACTAATATAGTAGCACAGAAACCGATACTATCGTTTATAATAGTATTTTTTATATTTTTATTGTTCTTTCCTTTACTAGTTATAACATTTATAGTACCAAATAGACTAGATGGTTTTATAAGGGGCTTCGTTAACGGAGTTACAGAGATTAAATAATGGCATATAGTAAAGAAGTAATAGATAGATTTGAATCGGTATTAAATAACCCTAAGGCACACTCTGTTGGTCGTTTTGACCCAAAAGATGCAGATATTGCAACAGGGATGGTTGGTGCACCTGCGTGTGGTGACGTAATGAAATTACAGTTAAAACTCGACAGTGCCGAACGCATCGTAGATGTAAAGTTTAAAACTTATGGATGCGGAAGTGCGATAGCAAGTTCTACCATGTTTGTAGAGATGCTAAAAGGCAAAACAATAAAAGAAGCAAAATTAGTAAAAGATAAAGATATTGCAACTGCTTTAAATCTTCCTCCAATAAAACTACATTGTTCAGTTTTAGCAGAAGGAAGCATAAGAAGTGCAATAGAAGACTGGGAAAGAAAAACCCAACATAGGAGACACAATCAATGTACGACGACTTAGTAAAACATTTAGAAGGACAAATGGCTTATCATAGAGCTAACTGTAGAGTTTATATGAGAAATTCAGCTGGGTATTGGAGAACATAATGATATTATGGCTTCAATAAAAGAAGAACTATCTAAACTTGCAGAAGCAGAAGATATGTTAAATGCCTTAAAGAAACATTTAAAATAATACCAATTATTATAGATAACAAAAAATAGTTCTTGACAATTGGTTATAATTTTATTATAATATATTTATAAACAAAAAACAAGCAAATATGAGCGACAGATATTACCAACAGATGCGAGACACCACAGGGTGGGCATTTGGTATGCCAGAGTTCATGCGCAATAACAAAAAATATAGGAGAAGAAAAATGGCTTGGACAGACGAATCTAAAGAGCAAGCAGTTGAAATGTATCAGGATGCAGAACCTACACCTGAAACTTCAATGGAGATAGTAAAAGACATCGCTGAGGAGCTTGGGGAAAGCCCAAATGGTGTTAGAATGATATTAACAAAAGCAGGAGTATACGTAAGAAAAACTCCAGCAGCTAAGTCAAGTGGCGGCAGCACAGGCGGAGGTAGAGTTTCAGTTGCAGATGCACAAGACAAACTTACTTCAGTTCTAAGTGATGCAGGTCAAGAAGTAGATGCAGCAATAGTATCAAAACTAACTGGTAAAGCAGCAGTCTATTTCACAACAGTTATAGAATCATTAAATAAGTAGTGTAATTTAGTGTATTGAGGCAGTCTTCGTGATTGCCTCAATTTTTTGCATCTTAAATAAGTGACCAAAAATTTAACAATTCAAAAGAGTTTTTGTTAGTTTAAATTGGAGGAAACATGAAAAAACTAGAGTTTGAAAAGAAACTAGACGACGCAGGAGATGCCGTCATCACTTACAGGAGTCAAAACTCTCGTAAACTAAAGTACAATGTTTGTACACGAGATTTTAGCACTCAATACATCAAAGGAAAAAAGAATAGAGCAAAGGAAGGTCAACACACTTCCTTATTATTTTGCTGGGACACAGATTCTTATAGAATACTTGTGCCTGAAAATGTAACGAGCATTGTGCCTCTTAACCGAGTTATACGCAATGATTGATTTAGATGCACCAGCAATTTATGAAAAAATGATACAGGAAACTGAACACGAACAAGTTAAGTTGGTAATCAACACTTTTCGTGGAGTAGAGTATATATCTATACGAAAATACTACTTAGATTTTGATGAGGAGTTTAAACCCTCTAACCAAGGTATTACGATACCTATAGACATGGAAAATACTAGAAACCTGTTCCAAGGTTTAGTAGAGATTCTTTCCTTAGCAGAATCAAAAGCAATCATAGAAGAAAATTTCAAAGATTTGCTGGATGAAATCTACCTCTAAGAAAAATAGTTCTTGACAATTCCTTAGAAATTGTGTATAATATATGTATGATTATAAAAGGACAAATGACATATGACCAACACGGTCGCAGACGCAAGAGCAAGTTCACTAAGGCTGTAAAAACCAAGCAGCCTGAGTGGAAAACCTTCGCTCCAGACACTACATTTCGTAGAACTACGAAAGAATACCCTTCGGCTCCATTGAGTCAATACTCAACCCCTACAGATACTTCTTACAAGCAGAAAGCAAGTAAGAACTATACTGTGTCGATTGCGTATAACAAGGGTGCATATCAAGTAATACCAAAAGAAGAAGTAAAACACATAGGAAAGTAATGAACAAGTTAGAGGAATTTTTAAAACAAGCAAAGGTAGACTATTACAATGGCGACCCAAGTATATCTGATGAAGTCTATGACAGATTAGAAGAACAAGTTGGGGCTACTGCTATTGGTACAGATGAAGGCACAAGAATACCTCACATGTTTCCTATGTACTCTTTACAGAAAGTTTATAAAGGAGAAAAAGA